TTTTATTAAAGGATTTTTTAAAAATTTCGTATTTTATAATAAAATTAATACTAAAATCGTATTCTCTTTTTCTTTTGAATATAATATATCTTATAATTATTGTATTAAATAGGATTCTTTTTTATTTTTATAGTTAAATAAAACTAAAACTAAAAATTTATTATTATAAAGATGTAATATAATAATAAATATCTACTTTATTTTTTTTGCTCTAATTCTTCTAACATTACCTTCTAATAATCTTCTTGTATTTTCAGTTATTCTTTTATTGTTATATAATAATAATTTAATATCTTTCTTTGTATTATTTATTATTGATTCTTCATTATGTTGTCGTTTAAATCTTTCAAATCTAACAATAGTCCCTTTATCTAATTTATCATATAATTCATCAAATTTTTCAATTAAAAAATACTTTTTATCTTCAACTATTTGATCTATAACTTGAGATCTATCTGTAATACACCATTTAGTTCCATCATATATTATAGCATTATTATCTCTTAAATTTGATATATATACATTATTATATTCTGGTTTATTTTTATTAAAATGAATAATAATAGCAAGTTCAGGAACTGCCATAAAACCCTTCTTTAAAATTTTCATACAAACTTGATCTGTTATAAATGATAAATCTTCTTGTCCAAATGCAACTAATTTTATTTCACTATTATTTATCATATTTATATTTTGATTTAATGTTTTAATATTTAATTGATTTAATATATTAATTGTATTATCGCCTTCTGTAATATAATTTTTATTATCATCTGTATTTATAATATGTTTTAATTTATCATTCTCTTTTTCTATTAATTTAAATTTATCTTTCATATTATCTAATTCTTCCATTAAATAATTTAATATTTTTTCTTTTGTATAATCATGTCTTTTTTTACAATAATTTTGCTCATGTCTTTTTAAATTATCTGAACGACTAAATTTTTTATAACAATATTCACATTTAAGACTATTTTTATTCTCAAAATTAGTTATAATTATATTCCCTTTTAAATCTTCTAATAATAATTGTTTTAAACTATTATTATCTGATTCAGAATAATAATCACTATCATTTATTAAATAAGTTGATGTATCTATACTTAAATTTAAATCATGCATCATTTTATTATGTCTATTTAAATTACTCTTATTATGAAAACTTTTTTTACATTGTATGCATTCAAATTGTTGTTCTATAAAATTATTCTTATTTGGACTTCCTTGTTTTTCTTCTATTTTTTTATTATTTATTCTATTAAAATGATGATAATCTAACATCTATTATTATAATTATAAATATATTATATTTATTTTAATTAGTCTTATTCTGAGGATTTTTGAGGAAAATTATTAATTCTTATATATTTTTTGTGAGGATTAATTTATTATATATTTCTATCCAATCAGTATTTTTCTTTTTTCCATTATATGGTATTGCTAATCCTGATTCTAATAATATTTCACTTATTGGTTTTTTATTTTTTCTCATATATTTTGTTTCATATATATCTCCTAATACTCTTCCACCATATTTATCCCATCCCTTTATATATACAATTACATTCTTATTTAATACTAAATTTTCTAATAATTCTTTTGCTTTTGTTGCTAATATATATTCTTCATTTATTTTTGTAGTTAATTCTGCTGTATCTATTCCATTTATTCTTAAATTTAATTTTATTGGTGTATTTTTTATAAAAAATACAAATGTACATGTATCACCATCATGACAATTTATAATTTTAGCATATACTTCTCTATTTATAAAATAATCTTCTACATTATTATCAATCTTTCTAAATTTAATTTTATCTTTTAATTTCATTATTAAATATTATTTAATAATAAAATTTTATATATATATATGTATTTTGAAATTTTAAATTTAAAATTTGGTTCAGTTTTTATTAAACCAACAGTGTTTGAAATTGGTTATGGTTCAATTATTAAAAATGATTTTTTTCCTGATATTCTAATTGAAGAATACAATAATAAATTATATATAAATAATTCTAATAATATTGATAATTTTTTACGAACTTGTTATTTTTCTGTTATTGATGATAAACTCTATATTATAAATAATAAATATATTATTATAAAAATGTTAAATAATAATTATGCTTCTTCTGTTCTTAAACGATTATTATATAATTTATCTATTAAAGAATTTTATTTATTTAATTGTAAAATATTCAATTATCATTCAAATTCTTTTTCTAAATAATTTATTATTTATATATTAAGTATATTTTTAATATTATATTGTTCTTTAATTATATTAAGTTTATAAATAGTTCTATATATATTATTTGAGTTTATTATAATAAATAAATTTAATCATACATAAATAATGAATAAATTTAAAGATACACCTTTAATAATAACATTAAATCAAAATATAATTGAATTAGATAATTTAAAATATATATATAAATCTGATTTAAATATTGCTTTAAAATATTTTATAGAAGAGACTAATTTAGATAATATAATAATATTAAATAATACAAGTTTTAATTTTTGGTTAAATCATCTAAATTTAAATTGGACTGATGTATATAATAAATTACCAAATGATTTTAATTTAATTCAAATGTATATTAAACCAAATATTAATGTATTCTTTAATAAGCATATTCAAAAAATAAATAAATCATATATAAATGAAAATTTTGCTAATTTATGGAATAGAAAATATGCAATAGATGTTTTAAATAATAATTTATTAGATAATTATTATAATAATGATAATATATATTCTATACCATTATTTATAAATAATGATAATGAAATTAAATATTTATCGTTAATTCATCAATGTGAAAAACAACCATTTATAGTTCATGATGAAGGTATGGGTATGATATGGGGATGGAAATGTTTATCAAAAATTTTATCTCATGCTTTTCCTGAATTTGAAATTATTAAAGATGAAAAATTAGAGTATTATCCAAATTTAATAATTAAAGGTGTTTTTAATAATGCTTTTCAAATGAAAGATGATCCTTATTCATTAAATAATAAAATTCCTTATATAATATGGTCAGGTGAATCATCTAATTGGAAATTTATATATAAATCATATAATCCCATTGCAATATTTAGTACATATATTGATTCAAATAATGAATATTATTATTTACCATATATTACTTATGCTAATTATAATTTATCTAATATTAAAGAATATATTAATAATAAACGCCCTTATACATGTTGTTTATGTTCATCTCATTATATTCCATTTAGAGAACAAATGTTTAAATTAATACAAAAATATGATAAAAATGGACAATGTCATTTATATGGAAAAGGTTTAGATAGAAAACCAATTGAAGGAGAATGGACAACTGTATATCATAAATATAAAGATTATAAATTTGTATTAGCAATGGAAAATAAAGATGAAAAGGGATATATAACTGAAAAAATTATGAATGCTTATATGGGAGGAGCAATTCCAATATATTGGGGAAGTGATGGTATGATAGATAAAATATTTAATCCTAAATCATTTATTGATATTAAAAAATTTAAAACTCCTGAAGAATGTGCAAAATATATATATAAATTATCTAAAGATAAACAAGAATTAAAAAGAATACAAAATGAACCAATATTTTTAAATAATAAAATATCTGAATATTTAGATTTAGATAGTAATTATTATAAAAATATGGCGTATAGTTTTAGAATTAAATATGATAAATTTTTTTCATAGAAAAATAAAATTTATTTTTATATGAAAATAAAATTTGTAATTTAATGACTGATTTTTAGTATCAGTTTAGAATCTAAGACTTCGGTTGATCCTTGGGCTTCAGATCAACCTTGTAGTCACAGTAAGTGATTCCATTGGAGTCTGTTGTTCCAACAAAAGTAAGAACAACATCATCTGGAGTGGGCTTTGTAGGAGACTTCCACAGAGGATTCAGAGTTGCTCCATGAATAACGCCTTGAGCATTAAGAGGAATGTTCGTATTCTCAATCATATGAACAATCATCTTAATAACCATGAGCATGTTAGACATTCCTGCACCCATGAACCAGTCAGGTCCGTAGTAGATGAACGGACGCATAGAATCAATACTATAGTATGTAGTGAATCGCGTCATAACATCAGGATCTGTCTGAAGACAGTTATCCCACACAGTTTTGAACTCCTGATACTTGTCAAATGGAAGACGATACATCAGCATCGTACGAATCATTGGAGTGATATTCTTAAAATGATTATTATCAATAATGTTAATACCATACAAATTGCAAACATTACGAAGATAATCGTTGTAAGCCATCTTCGCAAATTCAGTATTAGTAAGATCATCATTAGGAATGTCTGAAATAACCACCAGTGTATTAATCAACACTTGATAGAGAATAACACTACGATTCGTTCCAGTAACTGATCCATTGTTATTGACATGGAACGCTGCTCCATACACATCAAAGAGTGAATGAAGAAGCAGGAAAATGAATTGACCACGATTCTTCCTTAGTGTCATAACCTCCGCAATAGGACCAATACCACACTCACCCTGTTGCATCTGAGCCAACAGGAAACGAGTGCTAGATGATCCAATGATTAGATCCTGAACAACAGAATGAAGTTGAGAAAATCCACGAAGATGCGTATTGACAAACTTAGGATCAACAAACATCAAATGAAGACGCTTATCATGATCAATCACATCCTTGGATTCGGGATGCATCGACACATACTCCGCCCATAGAGTAGGACTCTTTCCAAGATCATTGCATAGAATATAATAAACAAGACCCTCAAAGAGTGCAGGAAAGATACCAAAATCACAAAAATCATTAAACTTCTCCAAAAATGAGATATAGAAATTCCCAAACAGTTGAATCATATCATCACGATGTTCAAAGAAGGTTCGCTCACTAAGTTTGTCATTAGTCTGACAAGCAGTAAAATAGTCATACTTGCCACGCATAAGATACATGAGCATCATAACTGCTCCAAATGCCTTCTCAAAATCAATACTAACTTTGTCATCACCAAAGTCAGCAGTAGTGATATGATGTTCAGTAGCATAATCAATAGCAACTTTAGTAATCAAAGAACGAGTCTTCATAACAGGAGACTTGAATGTAGGATTACCTGGAGTAACATGATGAATAATCTCAGGATACTTACGAATAATCTCAGTAACAAAATTAATACCAATCTCATCACTCACTGATACTAGTCCATGATTTCCATTAACTTTACGAATAAAGTTGTAAATAGTATTCACAATATTCAAGTTATCAACAACCTGATGAGTAGTAGAAGCCATGAGGTAGTTCTTGTTGTTTATTTGAGTTTATACTTCGCCAGAATCCCTTGAGACTCTTTTTTTAAGATTATTTTTTATTAAGGTTTTCAATCATATTTAATTTCAATTTTTTATAAATTTAATATATATTAAATTTATAAAAGTCTTAATAATACATTTAATTATAAGATATTATTAAATTTATATTATCCTTAATTATGAAAAAATCAAGTATAGGAAAATTATGTAAATTTATGTAATTATATATGATAGTATAATTTTCAAGTATATATTTACAACTATTTTTTAACTGTTCTTTATTATTACATGGTATATTAAGCATTAACATTAAACGAACATGTTGAATATACATTCTAAGATTAAAATTAGTAATATTATTTCTTTTAGATTGTGAAATTATCATTTCATAATAACTATCTTCAACTCTATCAATATCATAATATTCAAGTAGATATATTAAATATTTATAACAAACATCTCTTATATAACTAATATATAACTCTTGTGCATCATATTCTGTACAATCAAAATCTGTTTGAAATTTTATAATTTTGTCAATAAGTGATTGATAGAGTATAACACTATGTTGTTTTCCAGTTAATGTTCCATTATTATTAATATGAAATAATTCTGGATATGCATCAAATAATGAACAAATTATAGATATATATATTATATCTTTATTCCAATTAATTTCGTCCATAAATTCTATAATAGAATCAATTTCACATATACCATGTTGCATTTGATATAATGGGAAACGATTATAGTTTATAGTATTAATAATTTTATTTTTTGGAAAATCCCAAAATTTATTAAATCCTATAAGATGAATCTTAACAAATTTGGAATCTGATAGCATCAAATGAAGACGCTTATTATAATTATTTATATTACTGTAATTAGGATTAATTTTTAAATATTCATTCCAAATACTAACACATTTACCAAGATTATGAAATAGAATATAATAAATAATAACTTCAAAAATATTAGTAAAGAATTCTGTTTCATTATATCCAATAGTTCCTGATACTATACTATAATTTAAAATTCTTTGTCCATATAAAGTACGAAATATATTAGTAAATATATCAATAATAAATTTACGATGTTGATTGAATGTATTAAGAGTAAGTTTGTCAGTAGTTTGACAAGCAGTAAATTCATTGTAATTACCAGTAAGAAGATATATTAACATTAGAACAGAACCAAATGCGTTCTCAAGATTAATAAATACTGTATTATTTTTATAAATATTCTCAATTGTAAAATCAGGAAATTCTTTGCGTACATATTCAATGACTATTTGAGTAATTACAGAACCATTTGAAGAATTGTATGTTAAATTATTTGGACTAATAAAATGACGAATTTCTGGATACTTATAACAATATTCTTTGACAAAATTTGGAATAGACTGTTTATTAAATTTACCAAATATATTATCAATAATACTGATAAGTATAGGTGTATGGAACTTATCGGTAAAATCTTCCATGAAATGTTTCTTGGTTGTTTAATTAAATTTTAGATTATATCCTACGAAAATCTTATTAAATAATTTATTATTGTGTTATTTAATAAATTTAATATTCAATTTTTAAGAAGTTAATACTAATTAAATTCTTAAAAAAATCTCTATAATCAAACTAATTATTTTTTAACTTATTATTGTCTATATCCATAACCTTGTTGTCCATAATTATAACCTTGTTTTCCATAATAATAATAATATTCAGGCGGAATTTGTAAAAGTCCTTGTGCTGGTGCATGTGGTTGTGCTGGTGCTGGTGCTGGTGCATGTGGTTGTGCTGGTGCTGGTGCATGTGGTTGTGCTGGTGCTGGTGCTGGTGCATGTGGTTGTGCTGATGCTGGTGCATGTGTTAATGCTGGTGCATGTGGTTGTGCTGATGCTGATGCTGATGCTGATGCTGATGCTGATGCTGATGCTGATGCTGATGCTGATGCTGATGCTGA